AGACGCAAGCCACGGCTGCGTAACGGGCGACTTTGTAACTTTTAGCGGCGCTGTTGGTTTGGGCGGCAACATTACTGCCACGGTATTAAATCAAGAATACCAAGTCACGGTTCTTACAGATAACTCATACACGTTTACAGCCACGGCTACGGCCAACGCTACGGATGCTTCAGGCTCCCCCGGCGGCGGTGCTTCGGTTGTTGCAACTTACCAGCTTAATGTTGGCCCAGCCATCCCTGTACCGTTAACCGGATGGGGCGCAGGTTCTTGGGGGCAAACAGGCACTACTTGGGGTAATGGCGGTACAACAACTTCTTCTTTACGTCTGTGGAACCAGAATAACTATGGCGAGGATTTAGTTTACGGCCCTAGCGGTGGCGGTATCTACTACTGGGACGCAACAAACGGTGTCGGGACTCGCGGTGTTAATCTAAATTCTTTGGGCGGCACCGTCTCTTTTACCAACGCATCCCCTACCGTCGTAACATCAACAGTCCTCTATACAGAAGGCGCGGCGCTCCAATTTTCGGGCGGCTCTTTACCAACAGGCATTACTGCAGGGACTACGTACTATGTGTTTGAAGTAAATGGCTTAACGTTTAAGCTACTAGATGGCGCGGGCGCGGTGGTCAACACCTCTTCTTCCGGTACTGGCACAGTCTCAATCATTGTGGATGTGCCCACTAAGCAAAACAATTTGGTGGTGTCTGACACTTCTCGTTTTATTATTGTGTTTGGCTGCAACGACTACGGCAGTGCAACGCTTGACCCCATGCTGATTCGCTGGTCAGCGCAGGATGACCCATACAACTGGACGCCTGACCCGACTAACCAAGCAGGTTTTGTGCGGGTGTCTCACGGCTCTGAAATTGTGGCCATCGTACAGACTCGTCAAGAGGTGTTGGTTCTTACCGACTCCGCCGTGTATTCTTTGCAGTATCTTGGCCCACCATACGTATGGGCACCGCAGTTGCTCGGTGACAACATCTCCATTATGAGCCCCAATGCGGCAATTATTGCTTCCGGTATTGTGTATTGGATGGGCGTAGACAAGTTCTATTCCTACGATGGCCGTGTGCAAACGCTTAATTGCGACTTGCGCCGTTTTGTGTTTAGCGACATAAACCAAGAGCAAGCCCTACAAGTTTTTTGCGGTACAAACGAAGGCTTTAATGAGGTCTGGTGGTTCTACTGCTCGGCTAACAGCACGGCTATTGACAGGTATGTTATTTACAACTACCTAGAAAAAATCTGGTATTACGGCACAATGGAGCGGACAGCTTGGCTTGACTCCGGCTTGCAGCCGTACCCTATTGCGGCCAAGTACAACAGCAGCACGCTTACAGGCAACCTGCTTAACCACGAGACGGGTTTAAATGACAACACAACTGGCACCGCTACCGCTATTGATGCCTACATTTCATCCTCAGAGTTTGATATTGGCGACGGACATAATTTTGGTTTTGTGTGGCGCGTCCTTCCTGATCTGACCTTTGAGAATGCTGAAAACACACCTGCTGGTGCTGTGCCATCCGTAACAATGACGTTATATGGACTAGCTAATTCAGGTTCTGGCGTGACAAGCACAGCCGCCCAGCCTGTTGCTAAGAGCAGTACGTACGTGATTACCGAGCAGTTCACCGGCATGATCTTCACCCGTATGCGCGGTCGCCAGATGATCTTTAAGATCAGTTCTAACCAGATCAATACCTGTTGGCAGTTGGGTGCACCACGTATTGATATTAGACCGGACGGCAGGCGCTGATGACATCCAAGAATAGGATTCTTACCCCTGCACCACCCAACTTACCCTTGGGTACGGATCAGTACGAGCGCCGCTATCAGGATCAGTTCACAAACGTCTTGCGTCTGTACTTTAACCAACTGCAAAATGCGTTTGGAGAGTTGTTTGGCCCGACGGGTGGCAAGTATGTGGCAAACCCATACGGCGCGTTTTCTAGCGACCAAGACCAGACGGCTGTAGCCAACACCGCAACGTTGATGACATTCAACACCACTGACTTTGCTGATAGCGTAAGGATCGTCAACTCTGAAATTACTGTGGAGTACGCTGGTATATACAACCTGCAGTTCAGCGCTCAGTTTAGAAACACAGACACAGCCTTCCAAGATGTCTACATCTGGCTACGTCAAAACGGCGAAGACATTACAGGCTCAACAGGTTTTGTGTCTATCCCAAACAGACACGCTGGCACGGACGGACACGCAATTGTTGGCTGGAACTATTTTTTAAATATGGCAGCAGGTGACCACGTTGAGATTTACTGGTCTGTGCCTAACGTTGCTGTAACTATCCAGCACCTTGCCGCTTCCGGCACGCCTACTAAGCCTTCTACGCAATCCGTCGTAGCTACACTTTCATTTGTGTCTGCGCTCCCAGCATGATATTATCAAACAACCCCCATTTTGAGAGGCAGATATGAGCCTGCATAAGTTTGCCGACATGGTAGCCAGCAAAGGCCGTGGCGATGACTCCTTACTAATCCACATGACGCCGGATGAAGTTCGGAATCTACAGAAGTTTGCTGAAGCAAACGGTACAACGCTGACCATCAATCCTGACACTGGTTTGCCCGAAGCTGGCATGCTGTCAGATTTGTTCAAGGCTGTCGCCCCTATTGCACTTGGTGCGTTCTTAGGCCCCGGTGCGTTTGGTATTGCTGGTTTGGGCATGAGCGCTGGCACAGCAGGTTTGGTTACGGGGGGCCTGACTACTTTGGCTACTGGCAGTTTGTCTCGCGGCCTCATGGCCGGATTGGGTGCGTATGGTGGCGCAGGCTTAGCTGAAGGTCTTATGGGGGCTGGTGTAGGCGCTGCACAACAAAGCGCTATGGGGTCTTTAAGCGCAGACCAAATTGCAGCGGAGATGGCACAAGGTGCGTTTTCGTTTGATGGGTCAGGTTTAACACAACAGGGGGTGTTAAATCAAGCCGCAGCAGACGCCACCAAATCTGCAATGGCAAATACTGGACAGGCAGTGTCTTCAGGGTTTAACGCTGTAACGGCTACCCCAAGTGCTATGGGCACTTTTGCTAAACAGAATCTTGGCAATATTGCAGCCGCAGCCGCACCAATCATGGCAGGGCAGATGGTTCCTACAACAACCAAGATGCCGGAGAACACCAATCCTGCATACATCCGCCAGAAGCTGTACGACCCCTACACCCAGACTTACAAGTCTCTGGCACCAGTTAAAGCAAGCGAGTTTGGAAGCCGCAATTTCTCTGACGCATACACAAACCCACAAACAGGGCAGATGGCTACGTTAGATCAACGCCAACCAATGCCTATGGCCGGTGGCGGTATTGTGGCTTTGGCTGCTGGTGGCGATTACAGATCTTTGACAAAAGATAGTTCAGCCGATGATATTGCATCGGCCTATAAACAGTTCACCACTGCTAGCGGTGGCGATACCGCAGCTAATCAAAAAGCCGCTATTGACTATCTTACAAATCTTGGTATTGGACAAGACAAAATTGGACAAGCCTACGGCACCTATCAGGCTTCCCCTACATACACAGACTACACCCAGCAGAACGTTACAGACTATCTAACAACAAACAAAGATATAAATATTGCAGAAAAAACAAAGGAGCTTAACGCTAACCCATTCCTTGTAAATCAAGCTATCAATCAATTAGCTTTGGGGTACTTAGAGCCATCTCAAACCACGGCAGGTTCCGGTGCGCAAAAGTACTATGACGCCTATACAAACAGAGGAATTACCGCAGACGAACTGTATGCGGCTAATCTGGCATTAAATCCAAATTACGCTTTTGACGCGCAAACTGGCAAAGCGGGTATTGCCGCTTTAAACCGGGCTTTTAATGTTGCCAAACAGTTTGACACGTATGAGTACGATAAAGCTCCGGGCACCCAACTTGAAAAAGATGTTGCTTTTCTTAAACAGTACGATGCTGGAAAATTTACAGGAGATCGTGCGCAACAGATTGAGGATATTGCTCGAGAAACAGGGCTGTCTTTAAACGATGCTGCGCGTCGATATGATGCCGCACGCGCAGCCATGAAACCCATAACGACAGTAACAGGTGGTACAGGTGTTACAGGTGTTACAGGTGGTACAGGTGGTACAGGTACAGGCGGCACAGGTATAGGTGGCACAGGCGGCGTAAGCAACGGCGTGATCCCCGGAGGCTTCTACGGCAACGCCACAAACCCCGGCGACATTACAACCAACAAAGACGGCACAGTGACTGTGCACCCAAACATTCCGTATCGTCCGTATGGCGGTTTCTCCGGCATGGGTGAAGTACGGGACGCGTACACCAAAGGTGGCGGAAGTTTGGGCTACACAGCGCCAATACCAAAAGATCCCGAAGCTTCTTTTAACAAGATGACGGACGACTCGTTAGATGCGTATAACTTCCTTATGGGCAAGGGTAAGAATTTAGCGCAGGTTAACGCGGCAAGAAGTAGACCGTTGATGCAGCCCTACTTTACGGGTTCCAATCGATACAAACCTAAGTTCTTGTCTTATGACAAAGATGGACAAGTTGTATCTAGTGCGACAAGTGGAAAACAGGGCGATGCAAAAGTTGCTGATTTGACCAAGGCCAAGACCATTGAAGTGGTAGATTCTTCTGGATACAACACGGAAACATATACGGCTGTACTGCAAGACGATGGCACATACTTAGCAGGTAATGGTAAGCGCTACGACGTCACAGGCAAACAGATTGCCGCTGGCGGCGGCATGACGGGCTACGCCATGGGCGGTGGTCTAGGCTCACTTGGCTCTTACTCTGATGGCGGCAGGCTTCTTCGAGGCCCCGGAGATGGCGTGTCTGATAGCATCCCTGCAACCATTGGCGCTAAGCAACAACCCGCACGACTTGCCGATGGTGAGTTTGTGATTCCTGCACGCATTGTGTCTGAATTGGGTAACGGTTCTACAGATGCAGGCGCTAAGAAGCTCTACGCCATGATGGATCGTGTACAACGTGCACGCGGTAAGACCACAGGCAAAAACAAAGTAGCGGCTAACTCCCGTGCTGACAAACATCTTCCCGCGTAAGGAATAGATCATGGCTGATCCAACACTACAACAGATACAACAGACGACGACCACCATCCCTGACTACGCCAAGCCGTACGTCGAGGAACTGCTTGGTAATGCGCAAGGTCTTACCGACATTAACCAGAACCCGTACATGCAGTACATGCGGGATCGTCAAGCGCAGTTCACGCCTTTGCAACAACAGTCCTTTGAGAACGCTGGGTTGATGCAGACTGCCCCCCAGTTGGGTGATGCCACCGCTATGGCGGGTATGGCAGGTTTGGGCGCACTCAATACGCAGTACACATTTAACCCAGCAGATTTTAATAAAGCATTTAGCGCTTCCACTACCAGAGACGCGCAGGGTAATGTGACCGGCAACACCATGATGAACCCCTACATGCAAAATGTAGTGGAGCGTCAGCAAGCAGATGCGCGGCGTCAGTCAGAAATTGCAGGACAAGCACAACAAGCACAAGCAGCGCGTAGTGGAGCGTTTGGCGGCAGTGGTGACTTCCTTATGCGTGGTCAAGCCAGAGGTAACTTAGCCCGTCAGCTGGGCGACATTCAAGCGCAGGGTTTAAATACTGCTTACAACCAAGCTATGGGGCAGTACAACGCTCAGAATCAATTAAACGCACAACAGCAACAGTTTGGTGCCGGGCTAGGACTTCAAGGTCTACAGACAGCTTTGTCGGGCGCTAAGAGCTTGGCTGATATTGGTCAGACACAGTACGGACAGAACGTCGGGTTGTTAAACATCCAGAATCAGTTTGGCGGCCAGCAACAACAGCAGATGCAGAATGCTCTAAACGCAGAGTACCAAGACTATCTGAACGCTCAGAACTACCCGTACAAACAGTTAGGCTTTATGTCCGACATGCTGCGTGGCTTGCCTTTGACTCAGCAGTCTTCCGCAATGTATGGACAAGCGCCGTCTGCCGTGTCTCAGATTGCAGGTCTTGGCGGCGCAGCATTGACCGGCGCTAAGTTGTTTGGTGCCAAGGGGGGTGCTACCGGCGACTTAAAACGCCGCCCTGCTGGTCTGGCAGAATTAGCTATTCATAACATGGGTTGAAGAACATGGCTTTTACACAACTACCCACTGGCGGCGGCGTTCCAAACGTTGATTTGATTACGCAGACATTGGCAAAACTGCAACCTGACTC